TAAATGCTTGACTTTGATAGTTACTCACATCTCAACTGGAGTGGGTCCTGGAGTATTCATAGTGAGGAGAAACCATCCTGGGATTCTGTAAAAACATACCTGGAGGACGGGTGTGTCTTCATTGATGTGGGATGTCAAAAGGGTATCTACTCACAGGGTGTCATCGATGTCCTCGGTGAGAACTGTTCTGTCTATGGATTTGATGTCCTGGAACACGCAAAGATTAGAGAGATAGAAAATAATAATAAGAATTTTAAGTTCTATCCCTCAGCCTGTGGTGATGGTAAACCTCATGATGTTGTAGTTCACTATGATTCAAACACCATCGCCAAGGCACAGGATAGTATCAAACTCGATGACTTTGTTACCGAGGAGGGATTGGAAAGGGTTGACTTCGTAAAGATCGACGTTGATGGTTGTGAATCCTATGTTCTGGAAGGGATGAAGGGTATTCTTGAAAAGTTTAATCCGGTTCTGATGATTGAGATTGAATCCGGCCTAGAAGATATAAAGGAATTCTTAAGACAATATGGATATCGATATCTGTATTCCAAAAATGATGTAAACAGATTCTTCTCAAAATGAATACAATTGTAAAAGACGTTCTCGATCCCGTACTGGTTGACGGCAAGATCAATATTCCAGAGAAATTCACCAGGGTCAAGATTGATGTTGGAACATCCATCAATGCCCCTAACTCTGAATACTGGTTGAATGATGAGACAGACCTCTGTGTATTTGGATTTGAACCCAACCCATTCAATGTTGAACATGTGAAGACATGTCCAGAGAAGATCTGGCCTGTTCACCTGAACACTGACAGGATCAATGATACATTCTTCCTGGTGGAGACGGCCCTGACAGACAAGGAACCTCAGATGATGAAGTTCTACTGTACTGCTGAGGATTCTGGATGTTCTAGCCTCTACAAACCTACGAGGTTTGCTCTTAGAGAAGAGGTTGAGGTTCCAGCCATCCAACTGAGACATTTCTTTGAGTTGTTCCCATGGGATCGTATCCCATACATTGAACACCTGAAGATTGATGCACAGAACTCTGACTTTGATATCATCAGGGGTGCGGGTGAATACCTGAAGAATGTACTGTTTATCAGTGTTGAGTGTACCACGGACACCCAGTATGAGAATCCTTTGGTATCTTCGGACATGAAGAAGTATATTGAGGATCAGGGGTTCAGTTGCTTCAACTGGAAATCCAATGGTAACTTCTACAATAAGAAATTTGAGAATCTTTTGAATCAGGTCCCCTTCGTGTTTCTTGAAACTGACTGATGATTTATCTAACAACAAATACTGATGGGTGGGTGACAGGATCCAGTGAGGGTATTGGATCCGTGTGTCAGTGGAACCTTCTATTGAATTGTTTATGTCAGGATCTGAGGGTACAGTTCTGTGCTGACCCATTCACCAACATCAATCACTGGCAATACAATGACATGACCGTTCAGGAGTGGTCATATCAGTTCACATCCTTCTTTAATTTCAAGAGAAAGTATGTTGATGTCCCCTGTTATGATTTTGATGGGTCCTATAATGACCTGGTTGATATCATCCACACCAGTCAAATCCTATCAAAACCAGATGATACGATCTATAAGGTGAGCAAACAATTCATTGTTCAGAACTGTCTCAAGAGGATGGATGAGTTCTCTGCTAAGGGATACTTCTCCACGATCAGGGACAGCCTTAACTATCAGGGTGAGAAATATTTTGAAGAGGGAAGGAGAAACATATCTGTCCATGTGAGGGCATCAAATTCAGCAGATATTCCACCCAATGTACCAAGTATGGAGACGTATGGTGTCTGGATTGGACAGGGTGAAATTTGCAACCTGATTGAAAATTTCAAGAAGGTGTTGTATAATGAGGAGGTTACCCTACATATCCATTCACAGGGGGACGAGTCCAACTTTGATGAGATCAAATCAGCTGAAACTGATTCGTTCAAGATTGAATTGAAGTTGAACAGACCAGCCACAGAGGACATCTATCATATGTCACACGCTGATATACTGGTTCTTGCGAAGAGTTCCTATAGTTGGATGGCACATCTATTGAATGGAGGGTGTATTATCGCAAGAGACAATTATCATCAACCATTGAGGTCCACAGTGGATCTTGTGGATCAACATTATAATTTTAGAAACAATGTTAAGTTTTGACCGACTGGGTAGTAATGGAAGACTGGGAAACCAGATGTTCCAATATGCTGCACTGAGAGGTATCGCAGCCAATAGAAACCTTCCCTGGATGATTCCACATAAGGATACCGAATCCATCACGGATTATTGTATCCAACTACCATTCAAGATGAAGAATCTCAAACCTGAGAACATCGGGATGATGAATGGTAACTATGGTCAGAGACAGATGCATAGTTTCCATGAGATGTTTGGGACCAATCCTGGTGTAAGGAATAGGATTGAGGCTCACTTTCACTTTGATGAGGATCTCTTCAACAACGTGGCTGATGACACCAACATCGATGGTTTCTTTCAGACCGAGAAGTATTTTATTGATATTGAGGATGAAATCAGAGAGGATTTTGAGTTCATTGATGAGATCCTAGAGCCATGTAAGGAGTTTGTTGGACAGTTTTGTGATGATGTTGTCTTCTTACACGTTCGTAGGGGTGATGCACATGGGTTTGATCACCTCTGTGTGACCAAAAGTTTTGAAGAATACTATGGTCCAGCACTGGAACAGTTCAGTGACACCACCGCGGTGATCGTGTGTAGTGATGAGATTCAGTGGTGTTCCCAACAGGAATTCTTCAAGGGTGACAGGTTCTACATGTCTGAGGATAACGAGAGATTTGACAATAAGTGTTGGCTTTGGTTGGATGGTAACCCCGAGTTTAGGCAATCCACCATCCCTTATACTGACCTGTGTCTGATGAGCCTATGTAACGGTGGTATCACGGCAACCAGTAGTTTGAGTTGGTGGGGAGCCTGGTTACAGAAGGATAGAAACAACCCAGTAATTGTTCCAGAACCATGGTTTGGACCCAATCTCATGTTGAGTAATGACACAAAAGATCTGATCCCAGAGGGTTGGACAGAGTTCACATTTAGGAGTTGAAATGAAAATCTGCATCGTAACTATCGCCACAGGAAGATACATCCAGTTTGTTGAGAAACTCCTGGATAAGATCACAGAACACTTTTTGGTGGATCATGACATCCATTGTCTCCTGTTTACAGACAATGATATGGATGAGGTCTCAGAGAACATCAAGGTCAGTCAGATTGAACACAAACCCTGGCCAGAACCCGCATTGAAAAAGTATAATTACATCAACACCGAGAGGGAATACCTCAAGGACTTTGATTATGTCTACCTGTTTGATGCTGATGTCGATATTGTTGATACCGTGGGTGAGGAGGTCATGGAGGATCTGGTGGGTGTTCTACATCCATGGAAGGTTCTTGAGGATAAATCCGTTTATCCCTATGAGGGACGTGAGAAGTCCATGGCCTATGTTCCTGACTCCGATAGGAACAAGTATTATGCTGCCGCCTTCACTGGTGGTAAGTCAAAGAACTTCCTGAGGATGGCCGAGGTCATCTCTGGACGTGTGTCTGAGGATGAAAAGAATGGTATCATAGCCGTGTGGCACGATGAGAGTCACCTGAACAAATACTTCAATGAGTATCCACCAGTGGATCTACCACCCAGCTACATGTTCCCTGAGGAACTGATGGGCAATGAGAGTTATCCCTGGAAACCAAAGATTGTAGCTGTCAATAAGGATGCCTTTGACACCTCATTCAATGATGAGAAGAAACAAATGGGTCAGTATGGTAACATCGGATGAAACTAAATTTCAGAAACATAGACACCTACTACATCAACCTTGATGAATTGGATAAAAGGAGACAAACTACTGAGAATATTCTCAACAGATTAAACTTCACCAATGTCACCAGGATTCCTGGTATCAAGACTGATGAGGGTAAGGTTGGATGTGCAAGATCTCAGCATAAGGTGCTGTCCGATACATCAATCTCCACACCATTCCTGTTACTGGAGGATGATATTCGATTTACCGGTAATGATGCCTTTGAGATTGAGGTGCCGGATGATGCTGACGCCCTCTATCTGGGTGTCTCACAGTGGGCACGATACTTTAGTTTCTCCGGTCCCTTCCTACACTATAGGAAGGTCGATGAACACATCGTGCAGGTGTATAACATGGTCTCTGGACACGCCGTAATCTATCTGACCGATGAATATCGTCAGGTATGTTCAAGGATCTCCAAGTATTGTGGGTATCAGCTTCAGGACCACATGGACAATGGGTACGCTGAGATACAAAAATACTATAATGTATATGCCCTTGACTTTCCCATGTTCAAACAGAGTGGTCACAATGGTGGTGTAACATCCACAAGAATTACTGATATGGGCATTGATGTATCTGGATCTGATACCTTCTTTGACTCCGTTAAGTATGATCTAAATAAACTTCAAGGCGTACCGGACCTCAATGGGTGTCCCAGTACATACTATCCCACAAAAATCTATTGATATGAGATCGATTCGTGTATGGCTATGGGGTATAGTGGCGGAACTGGAATATAAACTATACCCTTGGGTAACGGACAAACCACCAAAATGGGCTGTGGAAAGGTATAACCTTGACATTACACCCATGGATCCCTATGATGAGGAACGAATATACTTCGATTGGATCAAAGGTCAGAACGAAAAGATCAATAAGATTGAGGAAAATATCATCCAAATCTACAAAAGACTTGAAGAATTTGAAAAATGACCATAGCATTTAATTATCTTGGCAAGTTGGGACAACTGGGAAACCAGATGTTTCAGTATGCCTCCACAATGGGTATTGCCAGGAGGGTGGGAGTTCCTTTCATGATTCCTGATCATGATGAGATCTTTGATGATGGTATTGGTAACAAACTTAGGATTCAATTGTTTGAATGCTTTGATATCAAACCAGACAAGATTGGAGTCCTAGACACCGAGGCCCTCCTGAGGGAGGCGGGGTTTGAATATAACAATCACATCTTCGGTGTCGATGGTTCAAAAGATTTTACCCTATTTGGTTTCTTTCAGACAGACAAATACTTTCAACACTGTGAGGATGAGGTAAGGACAAATTTTACATTCAAGAAACAGATTGTGAATGAGTGTAAGGAGATTGTGGAAACCTGTTTTGAGGATCCCATTTCCCTTCACATACGCAGGGGAGACTTCCTTATCAACTCTGACAATCATTTCAATCAGTCACTTGATTATTATGAGAGGGCATTGAGAAAGTTTGATGCCAACAGACAGGTTATCATCTTCAGTGATGATCCTGAGTGGTGTGGTAATCAAGAGTTGTTTTCTGATGATAGATTTGTCATATCAGAGGGTAATGGTCCCTATCATGATCTGTATATGATGACCCAATGTAGTGATCATATCATTGCTAATTCATCATTCTCATGGTGGGGAGCATGGTTGGGACAGGGTGAGAAGGTTGTCGCACCAAAGAAGTGGTTCGGTCCAAACAACTCTCACTTAAATACTAAAGACCTATACTGTAACAACTGGGAAATTGTCTAACTCATCTGCAGGCGATCCGATTAAATTTGTCCCCAAACCTTGGGGGTATGAGAAGTGGCTGGCTAACTCTGATAAGTATTGTGGCAAGTTACTGTTTCTGTGCAAGGGTAAGAAGACATCCTGGCACTTTCACAAACTGAAAGACGAGGTATTTTATATACACAAGGGATCAGTTGTGGTATACTATGGTAGGGGAGATGACCTAGATGAGGCATTTTCCCTCACACTAACCGCTGGAGATAAGTTTCATGTCCCCATTGGTTTAAGGCATAGGGTGTATGCCCTAGAAGACACGGAGGTATTTGAATTCTCCACTCAACATTTTGACTCTGATAGTCACCGTATTATCCAAGGAGATTGATGGATAGAAACAAGGCTGTATTCAAACTGAAGGGCATAGGTCCTATCTACTGTATCAATCTTGACGGACAGCCCGATAGATGGCAATATATGGAGGACCAGTTCAAATACTGGGAGGTAGAGAACTACCATCGTATCTCCGCCTATGACGGTCGTGAAGATGACCTAGGGGACATCCTGAAGGGTCGTTACCCTGATATGATGAGTTCTGGTGAGGTAGGGTGTGTAACGTCACACCTGAGGGCCATCCGTCACTTCATAGAGGAGACGGATGATCCCTATGCCATTATGATGGAGGATGACTGTAGTCTGGAACTGGTGAAGTTCTGGAACTTTACATGGAAAGACTTCTATGGTAGGATTCCTTATGATTGGGACGTTGTCCAAATCGCCATCATCTGTACGGGTGATGTTCATATTAAGATTCACAAGAGATTCGTTAATGAATTCTCTACGGCGTGTTATCTTATCACCAGGCACCACGGGGAGAAGTTACTAAGACTTCATACCAGGGGTGACAAGTACAAACTGGATAATGGTGTACGTCCGAGACCTGTGGCTGATGACCTCATCTACAACTCGGGTAATACCTATTCTATTCCCCTCCTTCTGTATAAAACCGAACTGGGGTCTAGTATTCATCCAGATCATGTGGACACGTTCCACATACACAACTACAACGCTCAGTTCAACTTCTGGTCCAATGCGGGAGCACAAATGTCCATCGAGGAATTGATGAATTATGATCCGTATCTTGGACGAGTAGTGGAATCCTCACATGGTGGGGAGCAGAAGTAGTATAAATACTTAACCTTTTGTCTTTCAGTAATTAAAGTAACGAAAGGTTACAAACGGGACATGTCGAGTCCCTATTCATCTGCGGGTAATCACTCCGCAAGTAACTAAAGGTAATTCTAATGATTAAATCTGTATTCGCAGCTCTGTCTGCAACCGCACTTTCCGCAGGCGCTGCCCTTGCAGGTCCCTATGTAAACGTCGAAACCAACGCTGGTTGGGTTGGCGATGACTACTCAGGTGCAACAACCGACCTTCACGTTGGTTACGAAGGCGCTCTCGGCGAGAACGCTGGCTACTACATCCAGGGTGGTCCTGCCATCGTGGCTGTGGACGGCGAGGACACCGATACCCAGTTCTCCGGTAAAGCCGGTCTTGGCTTTGACGTAACCGAGCAGGTTGGCGTCTATGGTGAGGTTTCGTTCCTGACCGCCGACGACGATGATGACTTCGGTCTGGGTGGTAAGCTGGGCGTTAAGTACAGCTTCTGATAACCTTGTCTTAACGACAAACACACGGACCCCTGTTATAATACAGGGGTCTTTTTTTATACCTATAAACAACGATGAACCTAAAGACTATTGCCGTAGCCCTCATGGCTACACCCCTCCTGGTATCATGTGGAGGTAGCAGTACAAACGTCGTAAGGCTTAATGGAGCGGGTGCCACATTCCCCGCAGCCCTGTATCAAGCATGGTTTGGTAGATATTCACAGGCGACAGGAAATAGAATTAACTACCAGGCTGTTGGTAGTGGTGCTGGTGTAAGACAATATGAAGCAAAGACTATTGACTTCGGTGGCAGTGATGCAGCAATCAAGAATCCGAAGATCCCCGTGGTACAGATTCCTATGACCGGTGGGGCAATCGTTCCTGCATATAACAATAAAGGATGTGATGCCAAGATGACACAGACCCAACTGGCTGATGTCTTCCTGGGTAAGATTACTAACTGGTCAGAGTTTGGGTGTGAGGATAAAAATATCCTGGTGGTTTATCGTTCTGATGGTTCAGGAACCACCAAGGGATTCACCAACTCCCTGTCCGCATTCTCCCCTGAGTGGAAGGAAAGACTGGGTACGGCTAAATCGGTCAAGTGGCCGGTTGGAGTGGGTTCCAAGGGTAACTCAGGTGTCGCTGCACAGGTGATACAACAGGATGGTGCTATTGGATATATGAATTATGACTACTCCAGGAATCCCAAACTCACTCAAGTAAAACTACAGAACAAGGCAGGTAATTTTGTCACCGCAAATGCTACAACTTCTTCAGCAGGTCTATCGAGAATCAAGTTGGACGATCAGCTTCGTGGGGATAATGCTAATCCTGGGGGTGCCAACAGCTATCCTATTGTCTCCCTGACATGGATTCTTGCGTACCCTGAATCTAGAACTGGTATCAAGGATATGCTCCGGTATATGTTGAGTGAGGAATCACAGGCATTATCAGATAGTCTCGGATTCGTTCCCCTGCCTGAGGAGCTCCGTCAAAAGTCCCTCAATGCGGTGGAGGCAATAACCGAACCGACCACAGGGGCTTGACAAATGTGAAGAAATTATATATAGTATGTAAAGATTCATTACATTAGGTAAATGACTGTAACAACCAACGAGTATGGCCAGACAAACATGTGGGCCAAAGAACCTCGTATGTATATTGATCAAACTGCAGCTGAGCGTTATGGATACGAAACATACGCTGAGAAGGCAGAAAAACTGAATGGTCGTACAGCCATGATTGGTTTTGTAGCTGGTCTGATTTCATACGCAACCACCGGAAGTCTCTTCTTCTTTGGTGTGTTCGGAATCTGACACACAAACTTGACACTATAGGATATCATTCGTTACAATGGTATAAATTATATTGTTAAGTATAAAAATAGCTATGGCTTACACAGTTACTCTCAGGACACCAGATGGTGACGAGACAATCCAAGTCGAGTCTGATCAATACATTCTAGACGCAGCTGATGAAGCTGGGATTGACCTTCCATATTCTTGTAGGGCTGGAGCATGTTCATCATGTGCCACCAAGATTGTGTCCGGTACAGTAGATCAAGAGGAACAATCCTTCCTTGATGACGATCAAATCGAGGAGGGTTTTGTACTCACCTGTGTGGCTTACCCAACATCAGATGTGGTTCTCCTGACGGAACAAGAGGAAAATTTGTATTGACATATTGACCTCTTATAACTACAATACATGTAGCACCGAACGGAATAATGCCTAATCCCAACGCTCTCTATGAGGACATGCAGAAATTAAATGACCTCTTTAATGAGTTGTGTTGGGACCCTGATGATGAGTTGGTTTTCACCCATGATGGTGAGAAGATCCTAGTTATTAACAAAACCCAAACTGAAAAATGAGTCTACCAGATTGGTTTGAACAAACCTCAGACCTACTATATGATCGACACAAGTATAAGGTTTACACTCAAACAGGTAAAACTTATATCTTCGATGACTACGAAGAGGTCCGGGCAGTCTGGTTTCAATCAAAGAAACTTCTATCTCATGTAGAAGTATTAGACAAAGAAACTAAACACAAAGGATTTACGGAGAAAACCAATGAACGAAAAGGCAGAAAGAATTAACGGTTGGTCAGCCATGATCGGCATCGTAGCCGCCATGGGTGCATACGCAACCACAGGTCAAATCATTCCTGGTCTCTGGTGATGGGAGACGCTACTAACGCAGACATCTTCCTTAGGGCACAGGGTCGTGCAGCTATGATGGGATTCGTAACCATCTGTCTCGTATATTCTATCACAGGACAAATCATTCCTGGAGTAGTGTGATGTCTTGGGGATTCTATGTGGCAGCAGTATTACTCCTAATCCCATTGGGAGCTGCCACATGTGCCACAAATGGAAAGGGACAGGAATCATGACGTATGATTGGACACTATTACAAACACTAGTGTTCATCATTACCCCATACTTCCTTATGTTGGCTCTAGCTAAAAAGGACGAGGATGACAACGGACCACCAGACGGTGGTATGATGACACCAGTATATCAAGGATCAGGGGCCTAGGGTCCCTATTTTTTTTGCAATAAATACTGGTGCCCACACCAGCACACCAAATGGAAGAGAAGAAAGCCGCCCCCACCGAGAAGAAGAAAGGTTTGCTTAGTAAAATCAAAGAGGCAGCAGATGATAAGGAAGAACAACTTGCAATTCTCTCTACTTTTGTCCGTCTTGGTATTCTTGTGTGGTCTGGTGGAATTCTCACTCTGGCATACATCAAATTACCTCCTGCACTCGGAATACCCGAACAAAAACTGGATCCAACATTCATCGCCAGTGTCTTCACCGGAGTTTTAGCGACTTTCGGCGTCCAGGCAGCCAAAAAGGCTGGTGAGGGTGGTAGTAATGGTGGTGGAATCACCAAGGAACAGATGGAGAGATTGATTGAGAAGGCAGCACAGACTGCTCCCTCTCAGACCTTTAGAATCGAACAAGCACCAGTAGTAATCTCAGCTGTGGAGCCTAAGAAACCATGACAAAACTCAAGTGGGTTGGAGTCGGATTAGGTAGCTTAATAGCTATCGCACACATAGGAGTGTTAGGACACTTAGTTAAGAGGCAGGAAGCTGCTGTTCAGGTCCCGACGATTAACATCCCACATGGAGATTATTCCTCCTATACCATCAGAGCTGGTAAGGAGGGATATGAGATTGAATATAAGGCGAATGACCCCAAGGTGATGTCATCCGAAAGGAGTTTAGATTTGGATAAGGAGAGGAGAGGAATATTTGGTGGTGGTGGAAGGGAACAGAGACGAGAGTATAGACGTGACGAATATACAATGGATGGTAGAAGGAATATGGATGGAGGTGCAATTGATGCCGAGGGAAAGTCTGCAAAAGAAGTAGAGTGTATAGTGGCGGACGCTGGCGCTCGGTCACAAGGTGCGATGGCAGGAACTAGTATCGCTGCCGGTGTGGGTGTTCCTGCCGTAATCGGTATCCCATATGTCGGTTGGTTGGCTGCTGGTTGGGTATCCCTACTGGGAGGTCAAATTGGGGGGACAGTCGGATCAGAAGTTGGTGGTATATTCAACGATTGTTAAAGTCAGGACACACTAACAATCCACCAAAGTAAGAATTAGTTACTATAATAGATACTGTAGTCGCTCACATTACATGAGATTCCTTTTTGCAATTCTGACTACCCTATTTCTTGCCGCACCCGCATGGGCTGTTGATGTAACAATGGGCTCCAACGGAAACTTGATCTTTGATCCATCTGATATTACAATTGAGGCAGGAGAGACGGTTCACTTTGTTAATGGCATGCTACCACCCCATAACATTATTGTTGAGGGACGTGCAGACCTTTCAAGAGAATCTCTCATGTTCAGTCCCGGTGAGTCACAAGACATCAAATTTGCTGATGCTGGTGACTATGACTTCTTTTGTGGTCCACATCAGGGGGCTGGAATGGTAGGTACTATTCATGTGAAATGAAGCAAATTAACACTGTTGTTTTAAACTTTACTGTTGCAATACTAGATTTCTTATACAAAGGAAGAGATTACCCACGATTCTGGGTGCTCGAAACCATTGCTAGAGCACCATATTTTGCATTCTTGAGTGTATTGCATTTTAGGGAAAGTTTAGGTTTAAGGGGTCCAGAACATCTTTATTTGATGAAGGAACACTTCTATCAATCAATAAACGAGACTGAACACCTAGAATATATGGAGGTTAAGGAAGGCAACCGTTATTGGGTTGATCGTTTCCTTGCTAAGCATCTCGTCCTCATTTACTATTGGATCAACGTGGTATACTACATGGTATTACCCCGTTACGCTTATCACCTATCATATGAAGTAGAGATTCACGCAGCATTAACATACTGTAAGTATCTCTCTACTCATACAGGTGGTGACGACTTCGTAAAAATCACTGAGATTATGAACGACGAAGTGCAACATTTCCAAGAGTTGAAAGACGCCATGGAGATGAACAGTGTTTAGAAAGAAATGGAATCCCCCTGGAGCACCCCCTCCAGACTGGGTCACTAAACAAGAAGTACAGGAGATGATTGACGATGCAATTCGACAACATAATCGCAACGCTTCTATTATCAGCTTCTT